GAAGATTAGCGTTTTGTGTGTTTGGTAATAGTGCGTGGTTCATAAATTTTAAAACAGGCGCGCCCCGAGGCAAGAGCGTCTGACTCCCAGCATTGCTAGGACACTCTCGCGCAACGGGGCGCATTTTGTTGGTGTTTTGCATCGGGTCAGATCCAATGGCCGCAGGTGCGGCGAGGTCAGGATAAACAGTTTTTGTGATTATCCAAGATTTTTGTTTGTCATGCGTTGGAGTGCGCGGACGGCATGTAACATGCCAGTCTGAGTGTCGCTCTTGTCGCGGAGTGCCTCGGCCACCGCGTCGTCGATCGTGCCGGGTGCGAGGATGCGGTAAATGATCGTCTCGGCGGTCTGGCCGGTGCGGATCAGTCTGGCGTTGGTCTGGACGTACGTCTCATGCGAGTAGGTCAGGCTGCACCAGATCGCGATCCGGCATGACTTTTGCAGCCCATCGATGCCGTGCGATAGCGACCGAGGATCGGCAACCCAGACGGGTATGCGTCCGTCCTGCCACTCGCCTAGCAACTGCTCGTTGAACATGCGTGCCTCTTGGATCGAGTCGATGATGCGGTTGCTTTCGTGTTTGAATGCGGTCAGGATCAGCACCGGCTCGCCCTTGTGTTTATCGAGCAGGCCGCGCAGTGCATCGATCTTGGCAGTGTGAACGGGTAGGACGTTGCGATCCTCGTCGTAGACTGCGCCGCTGGTCAGTTGGAGTAGCTTGTTGCAGAGCGTCGCAGCGCTCGGTGCGGTGATCTCGCCGTCGCCGATCTCAGCTAGCATCTCTTTTTGGAGCGTCCTGTACTGCTTGCGAGCGTCGGGCGGCATGACGACCGGCACGTCGATCACGCTCGATGCTGGCAGGTCGCTACCGTCGCCGACGATGACCAGTGCGAGGTCAGCTAGTCGGCGGTCGATCTGCTCCTTCGCGCCGGTCACGAGTTTGAATGTGTAGCCCATGTAGTCGGCAGGGTAAAAGTAGTCGCCCTTGTAATCGCTGAACGACCTGCCCAGCCGCTGTCCATCGTCGAGCATCTTGACCTGCATCCAGAGGTCGAGGTAGTTGTTTGGTATTGGTGTGCCGGTCAGTCCCCAGCGGCGCGGGATCGCGGCTAGGCACTTGTGCAGCGCCTTGAAGCGCTTGCTCTGTGGGTTCTTGGCTAGCGACAACTCATCGATGACCAGCGTGTCCACCGGACAGCGCTTGGATCGCGGCGGGAACATCTGCTGGAGTCGGTTGGGCAGCAGCTCCGAGTTAATAAGGTAGATGTCCGCAGTGCCGTCTAGCCATGCCTCCATGCCCTCGGGTGTCCTCAGGTTAGCCACTCGCATCCAGTTGGTATGGCTCCACCGCTCGACCTGTGCTGGCCATGTGATGCTGCAGACGCGCAGCGGAGCGACGATGAGCGCTGCCTTGAACTGTCCGCAGGTGGCGAGCGTGTCCAGCGCGGTCAGCGTGACGACAGTCTTACCCTTGCCCGGGCTGACGAACAGCGCAGCGCGATCGTTAGCCAGCAGGTGTTCGATCATCGGGATCTGATAGTCGAACGGTTTGAATGTCTCAGTCATTGCCATGGCGCGGTTATCATGTCGATCAGTCGCTGGCCTTTGCCTACGTTGTCGCATGATGTTGCTAGGAAGCTGTGAGCGGTTAGCCGGTCGAGCCACCGAGCTTGCAGCGCGGTCGGCTGCTTGCCGCATGCTTTGAACTCGATGAACAGGATGCGTCCTTGGAATAAAAACATGCGGTCAGGCTGCCCCTTTTGGTTCTGACCAGACAGCTTGAGACTTAGGCAGCCTTTGCTTTTGGCATAGGCGCAGACTGCCTGCTCGATGGTTGATTCTCTCATACTTGTGGGAGTGCTGGCATCTCGGCCCAGAAGGTTATGTAGTAGTCGATGTCCTCGAATGTATGTGCGTCCTGCCAGCCGTCATGCTTAGTGTAGGTCGCGACATACATGTTCTCACCGTCAGTCGCCAGCACGACTCGCATCGTGTCTGGATACGGGCCAGCCTGCCAATCTATTGTCAATGCAGATGGTGCGCTCATCGGCTCGATACTACTGGTTTTTGGAATGCGTGGATGCCGAGTGCTGAGAACACATCGACCGGATCGCGGCCAGACTCAGCGCAGCCTCGAATCAGCGCTAGGATGGCTGCACGGCGAGGTGTGATCTCGACCAGCGATCGATCTCGCAGGTAGAGCATGTTAATGTCGACGATGTCGAAGTCCCACGCGAAGCGAACACCCTCGGCGACCTTGGTCGATGCTAGCTCGTCGCTGGCCAGCATGCGTTGTGCTGCAGCCTCTAGGCGCTCGCGCTCGGCTTGTTTGGCTGCGAGGATGTCGCGGATGTGTCCTGTGCTGTCAGCAGCCGCAGCGAATGCCTGAGCAGCCTCACGAGCAGCACGAGCGTCGGCGAACGCCTGTGCCTCGGCACGTTCTTTCTCGCGCTTCAATCTGGCAACCTCCTCAGCATGGTCGCCGACGATCCGGGTGATGCGCTTCTCCTCGGCCTCGATAGCTGCCATGAAGTTGTTGGCGGTTGAGTCAATCAACTTGCCGATGCGGTTGACCGGCTCTTTGACGAGTTTTCTGCTTTTCTCGACCTCGATCCGCATTGCAGCGAGTCGGCGTGAAACAAATTGAGCGTCGGCGCTCTCGTCGTTGGTTGTCACCTCGGTGATGGTCGCCGCCTGGACTAGCAGCTCGAGCTTCCGCTCCTCGGCCTCCGGTGCGATGGTCAGTTGGTAGCCATCACCGGCGAGGATCAGGGCAGTGGTTTCTGTGTCTGGTGTTCTAGTTATCATGGTGTTGTAGTTGTAGGGAAAAAATTATTTTTGCTGAGACTTACCCCGCCGGTGCATATGCAGCAACCGATCAGTAATAGGCGGCAGGAGTGTCGGTAGCAGTGTTCGCAGTGGTTGGGTGGACAGTTTTTCTCGCGGAGTTTTCTGGCGTTGGCAGCGAGGCGCTCAGAGATGCTTAATATGGCTCCTCCTCGGTCGGAGCGGTCGGGTAGTCCCAGAGAGTCCACGGTAGCCGGCACAGCAGGATCGGCGGAAGGTCGCGGCGATCCGGTCTGACTGCCAGCCAGACCACGTCCGAATCCGTGGGATCGCGCATCACGCAGAGCGCGCTCTCGAATGCGTTCATTGCTTCGTGCCACGTTGTGACCTCGAGGTCGGCGTTGCACGGTGTCATGGGGATCGCCTCCCCTTCCGACCTCGAAAGGCTCCTCAGCGCAGCGTCGTGTGCCTTCTGTGCTACCTCGGCTGTCGGCGGCGGGGTCTTGATGCTCAAGATCAGCCCCGCTCTGCGCTTTCCCAGCGCTGGAGGGTCGATCCGGTTGATTGCTGCCTCCAGCATAGGGTCGGCGACATAGGGTTTGCATAGGGTTTGCGTAGGCTTTGTAGCGGATTGTTTGGCGGCGATGATTTCGGCGATGGTCATTTGGTGAGTTGAGTAATGATCGTTGCCAACTCACCGGCGCTGAGGGATGCCCCGGCGGTAAACTCCACACGCCCGCCTTTGATGCGCCACGCTGCGGTCGTGTTGGGTGATGGCGTGGATCTGGCAGCATTCGATTGCTGTTGGATCATCCATGCCTTCTGCTCGCCCTCGGTGCGTAGCCGGTTGGGTGCGAACACCTGCGCGGCCTGCTCCTTCGTCAAGTCCTTGGCTTTGACCAAGAGAACGTCGGTGCCTTGCTCGGTGTGGACGATGAGCGCGATCGGCTCCTCGATGAATCGCTCTTGTAGCGAATACGGGAGCTTCTGCAATCGAGCGAAGCCCGGTGACGATGTGAGCAGCAACTGTGGGTGTAGCGACTTGCGGCCCATTTGCTCGAAACGTCCGAGGATGCCAGCATTAAGCTGCGGACATTGCTGGATGATGTAGTCGTAGGCATGTGGGTCTTCCTCGACCAGCTCGACGAGGATCTCCCCGGCTTTGATCCATGAATCGACACCTACTTTAAAGAGGTCGATAAATGCGTTAATTCTTGTGCTTTGCGATGTCAGTTTTGTTGTCATTTTGTTTTCTGGTTTGGTTTTGCTATAGTTTCGGAAATCTGTTGTGCGGCTCCGGCCATCACGAAGAACTGGTCAGCGGCGGCTTGGTCTCGCTCTTTTTTTCTTCTTTTAAAGCTAGTTACTTTTGGTCCATCCGGGTACTTAGCTATGTATAACTGATAAACTTTTTTGTTTCTTTTTATCTTTTCGCTTTTCGAAAGATTTTGATATGATTCATTATTACGTAATCTAATCTTCTCTTTTGCTTCAGTGTTTTCTCTAGCCTTCTTTTTTTGAAGTTCATATTTTTCTGAGTTTTTCTCTCTCCATTTTTTTATGTATGCTAACTTTTTTTGAAGCATCGATTTTCTTCTTGCTTCCTTCGTGGATGCACTCCTAAGCCTTATTTCATGCATCGTTAAACATCCCTTATTTTTTCTCTCTTTTTCTTTTAGCTTTCTATGTTTATCGGGGTTTTTTGCCCTGTCTGATTTTGACCATAGCCTTTTATACTCTCTAACCTTCTCACGGTTAGCTGCTTGCCACTTGCGGGCTTTATCTAAGATCTCCTCAAGGTTGGCTGCTTGCCACTTGCGTCTTTTCTCCCGCAGCTTCTCAAGGTTGGCTGCGCGATACTTGCGGTTACACTCCCGACGCTTCTCACTCCAAGCCTGCTGCTGCTCAGGTGTCAATGTGTTGAATGCTTTAGGCTTACTCATCAAATATGAAAGGTTGTCGCCCAGAAAACCCCACCCCGCTTGCGCAAGGTGAGGCAGTGCATTTGTGCCCTTGTCTTCTGTCCCGAACAGAAATTGTTAGTATTGCGGCTCGTCGCCGAGTAGCGCCTGTAGCTCAGTAAGAGCGGCGACTAGCGCAGCATCTGCTGCCTTGCCGTCTGCCTGAGCTTTTGGCAGCCAGTTGTCGATGAGCGCGGCCACGCCAACCTCATCGACCGATCCGAGGGATTTTCCCTTGTATTTGCCGATGTGGACGGTGGCCGACTCCCAGCCGCTCAGCGACTGTTCCTTGGTTTCTGGCTGCCTTGCTCCATCTGCCTCGCGGTCGCGGATGCGGATATACTTGCCGGATGGCTTCAGCGCCTTGTCCTTGTCCGGCGACATGAACGAGATGTTGGCGTAGGTCTTATCATCTACTTTGTCGTGTTGGATGATCATCTTTACGCCGATACCGATGATGTCCTCAAGATCAAACTCATCGAGTTCTGCCTCGGTCAGACTGCGACCCATCATCTTTTTCAAGTCTGCTCGCATAGCAGATTTTTCATGGAGTGATGGAGTATAGCCACGGCTCCAGATGCAGAAGCGCCGGTCGTTCTCCTCGTCCATGGCTTCGGTTTCAAACACGAGCCGGAACTCGTCTTTCTCGCCGTATTTTGTGACTCGCTTTTTCAATTCCGTGATGTCCACTAAGACAGCCTTGATCGGGCCGTCGGTTTCGGGGTGCGGAGTGAATGTGCTGTTTCTTTTTTCGCTTAGTTTCATTTTGTTTATTGGTGTTATTGGAGGAGAATTTAGTCGCAGTCGCAGTCGCGCTCAGGTGGGCTTTCAAGAACCATTTGGCGCACTTGCTCGACCTCGCATTCGGTCAGGTAAATCGACAGCCCGTCGAATGCTGATCGTGCATCGAGGATCTCGACATCGGCATGCTCAGGAGGTTGCCAGTAGGTTGCAGCAACGGCTGGCGTGTACTGCACCTCAACGTCGATCTCAATCTCGCGGATGATGGTTACAATGGTAGTCATGAGATGATGAGGATTGCGGTTGCTGTGATTGTGGCGATTGCCATTGCCAGCGTGATCCAACCGAGGCGGTTAAGACGGCGGCGCTTGCGGCGTTGATAAAATTTGATCATGGCTTGATGGTTCATTGTTGATACATGACTAGCACGACCAGCCAGATTGCGAGGTTGATTCCGACGAAGATTGCGAGAGTGATTTTCATGCGTCTAGGATGTCGAGGATGTCCATGCGAATCTCTGGGTAGTCGCTAGGCTTGATGCTCCGCGCTCCACCGTTATTGAGGTTGTAATAGGCTAGCGCCGACCAAACCACATCGTCATCAGCACGGTTGAGTCCGCTCTCAACGTGGAATCCACGCGCATGGCTGTAGCGGATGGTTGGGTTGTGTGAGTTTGAGACAAACGCCTCGTGGATCGCTTCGGTAAATCCGGCTTTGCCGCCGGTGATGGTGTTGATTTTCATGGTTGGTATTGGTGTTGATATTAAATTGCCTCGTATCCAGCACGGATACCGCGCTCGAAATCTGCCAGTGTGACCACCCAGTATTTGGAGTCGTCGCCCATCAGGATTCCCATTGCTTTCTCGCAGCGGTCGGCAAATGACTGGGCTAGGGCGAGGCTGTTGAATTTGTATGTTTTCATTGTTGGTATTGTTGTTAGTGTTGCTCTCGGCAACAGGGACAAGCTAGGCGATGCCTAAACAAATGAAAAGACATTTCTTCATTTATTTTTACGCAATCGCCAGAATCCTATATTCTACGAGGGATGCAGGGCAAAAATAATTTTCCCTTTTGCCTCAAAAACTACTGCGTAGCTTGAAAATGCTGTGCGTCATAGCCCCACTCCACAGCACCGGAAATCCACCCTTGGCGGTAGAAGCATTCGATTATTTCGATGGGCATGTTTGACCGCATGGGCCACGAGTCGCGAAATCCGTTAGACGCCGGTGCAATGTCGATCGCCGCACCGTAGGCATGCAGCGACCATGTGCTGCCGCCACGTTTTTGACGGAAATTAAAACAGCCACCGAAGTCGCTGGCGATGCGCATGATGGATTGATCGCTGCCGTGCCGCGACTTGATGTCCTCCAAAATCCGCATGAGTGAGTGAGCGCAGTCCTCGTGAACACGGGTGGTGGAAACCGCGTTGCCTTGGTAGTAGGTCGGAAACGGAAACTTGATTTTGTCGAGATTAGCCTCATTGCCCGGCTGCCCGTAGAATGCTTGCAGCGCCGACTGAGACTGTAGCGGCCATGGCGATGGATGCGGCATCAGAGCGTGCATGCGAGCTTTGCAATCCGCGATCGACCTTGGCCCCCAGAATCCATCTGGCTCTGCTCCCACGCGCCTCTGTAGCGCCACGATCTCGCTATGGACCATGACTATTTGCTGGCGTGGTACTCGACCTCGATCGCGCCGGTGACCGGCTCGTAGCGGACGCGGCCATGCTCGTTGACAAACTCGAACGCACCGCTCGATGGTGCGCAGGACGTGCAGAGCGTCATGAGCGCCACGATCGCACCGAGCGCGATCAGAATCCAAACGCCGGGTAGTGCTGAGTCGTTGATCATTTGGATTTGATGTTGATGATTCCCATCAGCGCGAGGCCGACGACAAGGATGCTGTTTTGCAGCTCCGGATCCAGTTGCAGTCCGCAGGCCATGGCGATGGCTATCAGTCCGCGCCATGTGGATTCCTCTTTGAGCTTTTCAATGATCGTGTTCATGGTTATTTTAGGTTTTTGGTTAGTATTGAAACAGCGGAGAGAGTTGAAACGATGATCGCTGCAACCAGCGCCACGGTCTGCAGCCATGGGTTGATTTCGGCAGGCACAATGTTGACGATCAGCCCAGCGATAGGAGCGCCGATGCCATAGAGAAATTTTGTTCCAAGGTCGGTTTCATCGAAGGGATTCATTTTGGTGTGGCGGTTGTCGTGCGAACAATTTTAGAAATACGGAAACCTTTTGGTATAGTCGGCGCAGGGGGAACGACTAGCGTTGCTGACGGTTCAGACTCGCCTGCAATGTTGCTGGCAGTCACGTTGACGGCAGTTCGAGCGTCAGGTATTTGCACAATGATCTCGGTGGCAGCAGTCGTGCCTACAGGCGCACCGTTGACGTACAGCGTGTAGCTGTCCGCATCGGGCGTTGAATCCCATGCGAACGTCACTGTGCGCTCGGCTAGTGCAGAGGTAGCTAGCATCAACATGACCAATAGCATTCGCATCATGGTTCTGGCTCTGGCTCTGGCTCTGGTGCTGGCGGTGCGACGTATACAAACGCCGTGCCGTCAAACACGATGTCCGACCTGCCAGCGGTGACAGGTGCGCGGGTGGAAAAACGCGGAACGGCAAGCGCATCAAGACTGGCGTTGACCTGCAAACCCAATGCTGTATTGGCTTCAAAGGTAGCGAGCGTGGACGGCAGGTCAGCATTCAGGATAGCCAGCAAGCGGTCAGTTGGCAAGCTCCAGAATGCTGCGTTTGTGCTGACAAGCGTGCTGGCAAGATGGTGGGTTGCTTCTCCAGCTTGGAGGACGAGTTGCTCTTTTGCTGCGAGATCGGCTTCTGCTTCGGTGAGTTGGCGGATGATGGACATATTGATAAGTGGTGGTGGTTTGTTTGCTGTAAATCAATCCATAATAAGAAGGCGATCAAGAAC